AACGCGATGGAAAATTCTACAGAGTAGTGAGCAGGAAATGGTGATGCCAACCGAACATGAAGAGCAACGTGAACTGGTGCGCTGGTTTCGGCAAACGTACCCAGACGTACGGATTTTTGCCATTCCCAACGGCGAGAAACGCAGCATCAGCGTGGCAAGTAGGTTGAAAGCCGAAGGCGTTAGCGCCGGAGTTCCTGACTTGTTTGTGCCGTCGTGGGGCTTGTGGATTGAGATAAAACGTCAGAAAGGAGGTGTGTTAAGGCCAGAACAGAAGGATTGGATTGATTACCTACAGGGCTGCGGGCATCGGGTCATTGTGGGTTATGGGTTTGACGATGCCAAAACCAAAATCGGAGAGCAGAAATGACCAAGAAACAAAAACCAGAGTTCAAAGTTAACTTTAGCCTTGCTGAAATGCTTCAGCGTTTTTCTGACTACGCCTTGGAGCCTGTATTCAGGTTGCCCAACAGCGAGCAGATTGTCGTGCCACATTTTATCGAGCCGCACAAATGGGTGGGGTTGGATACGGTTACGTACACAACCGAGGAGTTGCTTAACTCCCGTGCGGAGCCAGAGCTTCAATGTCTGTGGTCAAGGCCGTGGACAGAGAAGATTATCTTCCAAGGTAAAGATCGAGTTTTCAGCAGCGCAGAACTCAAAATTTTGATAAAGGCACGTCTATGAACAAAGCAGAAGCATGGCGCAAATGGTGGTCTGTAATTCACAAGACCGCTCCCGCTGGTAGTTATGACCCAAGGGAAGCACCTATGTGGGAGGCATGGGAAGCGGCTTGGGAAGAAGCAAACAAACAATCCCAGGTTGAGATTAACCACTTAAAAGAACAGTTGATGCGTGCTAACACCAACGATGGTGCGTACAAGGCTGCGTTCTTGGCTGGTCAGATGGCGGCAAGGGGTGGGTCGTGGAAGTGAAATTTATTTTCAACCCCGAACGGGAAGAATCCGCAGGAAAGCCTACTAATAGCGAAGCACAATTACCGAACGGGAAAGCCATGACTGACCGCGAACTAATGGACAAGGCTTGGGATTACTTGGCAAGCTATACAGTTGGAGAACGCCCAAATGCTTCGGAAGTTAACGATTTTATCGCTGTCATAGAAGACAGGATGAATCAACCAGAGCAGGAGTTAATGATTGACTGCCCCCGGTGCGGTCATTGCTGCCCACAGCGCCAATGGGACGGGCTGACGGATGAGGAAATTAAATCCCTGCCTAGTTGGTGGCCGAGTTACAAAGACGCCCCGGCTTTGATTCAATTAGTTAAAGATGTAGAAGCCAAGCTCAAGGAAAAGAACGGTGGCTAGATACGGAATCCTTGATGACGAAGGCAATGTAGTGCGGTGGGTCTGGCATCCCCCGCCATACCCACACATCGTGCAGAAAATCAAACGCCAGCGCAAACCGAAGCTGGACCTGTCTAACGTACCAGACGCACTGTTTTGAGGTAAATATGAGCCAACAGAAGGTTCTTGATTATTTGAGTGAACACGGAGAGATGGCAAGAAAAGAAATGAAAGTGCCAGGAGTAACACCCAAGGCGTTGTTTGGAATACTGAATCGTTTGTGCGCCAATGGTTCTGTCTCCAAACGTGAAGTTGGAGAAGAAAACAGAAGGTATTTTGTGTTTAACATCGGCCCTCCTTCGGTAGAGCCAGAGTACTCGTATATCCTTAGAAACCTACCCAGAAAGGAATTTCATGGCTAATTTTGAAACGTGGCAGTACCAAAACCTTGTGCAGTTCGCCAAGGAAGCAACCGAACGTATGAACTTGCTAAATGCGGAGATTGAGGCGCTAAACGCCGACTTAAAAGCGGCGATTAACGCCTACCGCGACCTACTTCGCCGCGATACCCTTGGATTTTTCGAAGCTACGCATCCCACCGAAACCAAGCAGACCGGCGAGTAACGTCATCAAATGCTCAATTTGAAGGTCTGGCGGTGCGGCCAGACCCTTCGGGATAATATCCACGCCCTGCCCAAACGCCCACACCCACTGCATCAGAGGGTAGCCAAGAAATTGATAGGTTAGGCCAGCAACGCCAACCCAACCGACAGCAGGACGCCAGCCAGAGACAAATAGGCTAGTGCTTGCAGCTTCGATTTTATTGATGTCCACCTGGGCAAGATCGGTGGCTTGATCAATCTTCTTTTCCTCCAAAGAGAGTTTGCGCTCCTCGAGCGCCATCTCAAGTCTTTCTTTGTCGGTTGTGTATAAATCTCCCGCAACTTTCCCAACCCCCTCAATAATGCTTCCTATGCCAATTAGGTCCATCAACAATTCTCCGTCCGTGCAAGTTCAGCTTGTTTTCTAGCTTCTGTTGCCTCATCTATTGTTGCAAATAATCCGATGTGGGTTGGTTTTCCTTTTTTGCTAATCTGCACAACCCATTTGCTTGACGCTTTGTGCCACGAAACACCTTGAACTCCACTTGTATTGTCATTGCGAACTGAAGCGTTTTGGGCGTTTAGCGTTGCTGATGCAAGCCTAAGATTGCAGATTCTATTGTCAGACCGATTGCGGTTGATGTGGTCAAGCCATTCAGTCGGCATACTTCCGTGAACGTAAAGCCACGCTAGTCGGTGTGCTTTGTATAAAAAACCGTTAAGCCTAATAACCAAATAACCTTCTTCGCTCAAGTGACCGCAAGGTTTCTTCGGATACACACTATTAAAAATTCTTTGCCGACGTTCACTCTTAAAATGCCATAATGGTCTCACTTTCCAAAAAAACGATCCCGTTTCTGAATTGTAGTCCAGACACTCTTTGATGTACACTTGTGTCAAATCTTTCACTTTAAGCCCCGTAAAGTTCTTTGAATCCAGCCAAGAAGAAACTTGGACTGGGTACGGTTCTTGTTGCAGATGTCTGCGTAGCGCGTGATCTTCGCCAGCGCGTAGGATTTTTTAAACGAATCCGGTTCAACACTGTTGAACTTTTGCAGCGTAACAGGGCCGACCGCGCCGTCTGGGGTAGCGCCTACGATCAACTGCGCGAGCTTGACGGCAACTTTGATGCCGGTGTTTACGCCGAAATTGAATATACTTTCTGCAATAACTTGCTGCGTAATTTCATCCCCTCGAATACGATCCCAAAACTCAACCTTATAGAATTTGCGCACCATCCCAGTAAGGAGCGGATTGTCGACAGCACCATTGTCAATGAGGTTCCAACCGGGCCAGTGCGGGTTTGGGTTTCGCGCAATTCCTGCATAGGTCATTCCTCCGGTGTCACCTGGGACGGTGTGTAAAACATAACCGCCTTCATCAACAATCATTTTCTCAAACGCGGGATTGAAGTTAGCCATTAATACTTACTCACATCAATAAGTTGACCACGGAAGTCAATGATACCTTCGGCGTGTTTGCTGACCAGTTCAGGCCAGAGCGGCTTGCTGTCCTTCATAGTTACCACAGCAAACCCGCTGCGCCAGTTGACCGGGCCGTCTTCAAGGTAGTCGATAAACTGCGGCCCGTCAATCTCAGCAAGCGTACCCGTGTCAACGCCCCACCGAGTGCCATTATAGTCACCAAACGGCGTGACTTTGAGGCTGTGTAGATGGCCGGTGATAGTTGTGACGCCCGAATTCAGGGTGTTGGTATGCGTAGCGTGGGTGCCATTTTTGTAACGGTGTTTGATTACTACGCTATCTGACAACCAGCAGGACCAGCAGTGGTGCCACTTGGGAAAGTGATCCTTGAGCGCCGTGCCGCCAACCCCTTCAAATTGGGGTGCAGCTTCGGACAAGCGCGTCTCAAAGCGCGAGTCATGGTTACCCAAAGGCCATATCAGTTGCGTGTGATGGCGGGCCTTCTCGCAAGCGTCTTCAATCTCTTTAAGCGCCTCTTGGCAAGCGTCAAGTTCTTGCTTTACGTTTGGGACCGAACTCCAATTTATTCTGGCGTGTCTGCTGATCGAACTTCCATCAAAAATATCGCCGTTGGCGACTACAACGTGCGGTTTAAGTTCGTTTATCGCCCATAACAAGCCTTTGAAGGCGGTCGTCCTAATACCAGGCCAGAAGTGTGCGTCAGAAAAAATGATTGCAATGCCATCAGTCAGGCCAGCTTCGTGGCGGGCTTTTTGGATATGAACTGCTTTGCCACTTTTTAAATTGATGTTTAACTTATTTTCTATTGCACGCCGTCGAGTGTGAACGCGGCGTTCAGAAAGGCCAGTGGCCTTAGCTACTTTGAGTGGTGATTTGTGCTCGTCCCATAACCGCAAAAACTCTTGGTCTGTGATTTTTGGTGTCATTATTCTTCATCCTTTTAGGAGAAGCATCCCAAATACCACAGTTTTGTTGCGGTTGGGTGACCCCCCGAGGTTATCGAGGGGTCAGATCATTACTCGTCGGTCTGTTCGTCAACCTCAACTTCTTCTTCTTCTTCAACGTGAGCTTGGAAGAGAGCGTCGGCGGTTGAAGAGAAGAGCGAAGAAAGCGTGAACTCGTTGATGTTCGATGCTTTAGCAACCAAGAAGGCGACCGAGAACAGAGCGTTCAGGGCGTCAACTGGTTCAGAGTCATTGATCGCGGCAAGGATGTCGTCTTTCATGTCAGGCTCCAAGAAAAGGAGTCTTATCTTACGAACTGACGATTACCGTTTAATGACCTCTGGTCAGTATGGTCAGCAGCAACATAATGATCGCGCCGCAGCCCGTAACCATAATCTGTTCTAGCCGCTTGATCCGGGCGTGGATACCCTTGGTTTCCTTTTCAATGCCTTCGTACCTTACGGCGCAGACATCAACGTGGGCGTCAATTTTGTGATCAACTTCGGATAATGTAACCATCATGGGGTCCTGCGTTTTTGTCCAAGTAAAGCATTTTGAGTCATTTGCGCTTCAAGTTCTTGCGCTCGTTTCAGTTCGTTTCTTCCGCTAAGAAATTCTTGAGCTTTTGTTCCCAAAAAACGACCTGCCGTAGCGGCCCCTGGGATTGGTATAAGTGAACCAACTTCTTGACCAGCCGTAGGCAAAGAACCAGCAATCATACCCAAACGCTGTTTTTGAAGCCCTGCGCCTTCATAAGCATGAGAACCTGGCATCAAGTAGCCACCGTAGTTGAGAACGTGAAACGCACGTTGCTCGTCAGGATCATAAGCGTGTCTGATCTTTTGATCTCTGGCGTTCATCGTTTTGTTTGCGTCTTCAGCGTTCCAAACACCAGCCCTTTTTGACCCAGACTCGTAGATTTCTCTTGCAATGTTACCTTTGATCTCTGCTCTAGCAGAGGCGGCTGCTTGTTGAAGTTCTGGGCTGACAACAAAATCTGGGGCTTTTGGGATTCTACCGTTAGCAACCGAATCAACCAAATCGTAAATGTGACGCCACTGATCAAACGGCATACTGTTCATTCTCTGCGGGATTCTTTCAAAATCCACGCCTGTCTGCACCCCGTTTGGATCAACAGAACCAAACAGATCTTTGATGCCTTTTGATTCAAAAAGAGTTTTTTGAACGCGATGCAAATTATCTGCTTTTTTCAGTAACTCAATGCCGCCGGCAGCGGCAATGTCTTTTTCAATTGCTTCGTTGATTCTTTTGATAACCCTAGCGTTGTCTGGCGTCCAATTTTGATTTAATGATTTTTGAACTGCAATCCAACCGTCAACCGTGTTTGGTGCGTGTACAACTCCAGCATCATCTCTAAAACCAGTTGTTCTTGCCAAGTTGATTAGTTTCTCTGCACTTGAAGCAACCCCTTCGTTTCCTTTTAACCCAAGGCCAGCCCTAAACTGTTGGTCTTTGAGAAGGTCTAAAACGTGAGTGGATTCAATTGGGTTCGCACCAACTTTTAATTTAACTTGGTTGTAAAGATTGCGTTTTTCTAAATTCAAAGCGCCGGTCAAACCTTCATATGGTGCTTCTTGTGGGTTTGACGGGAACAATGCGCTGTTGATCCTTTCGCCACGCTCGTACGGGTTCATCAAAGTAGGGCTGGCCCCACTATTTTGAACACGTTGTTGGGCGTAGCGACTAAGAGCAGTTTGCTCATCAGCCAACTGACGTTTAAGCAACTCACCGCTTGGTGTTGGTTGCGGCATCTTGGCTTCTGTGTACTCTGTTCGCAGCGTGTTCTCGTTACCAGTCAAAACGCCAGGGCGAATACGGTTAACATCACCAAGAATTTCTGCGGCAATCGTTGCCCTAGTTTCTTGTTCTGGGACCGCAACATCTGCTGCCGTTTTTGATTGTTTGACCGAAGGGAAATTTCCTCGAGCAGTTTCTTCCCCGGTGATACCAAAAAACGGATTGTTTTTGGCTCGTTGAGCTCCAACGCTTGCAGCAGGTGCAGCAGGGGAAATAGGAAGCGCAGCAGGAAACGTAGATGGTTGGGTTGCTTGCGTCTCTGGCGTCCGTACTAAGGCGTTCTGTACTGTTTGGGATACACGTTGTGCCGTTGGAGCAGCGCGAGTGGCAAGAGCGTTGGCTGTTTGCGCAATTTGTCCTGCTTGACCAACAGCAGGTACAAACGCAGGAAGGTTAGGCATTAGATTGCCAACCGTTTGAAGGTTTGCTTGTGCAGCAGGACTAATGGGTACGTTGCTACCCAACTCCATTATCTGACGGGCGGTTATCTCTTTAGGAGTACCCGTCAACATTTCTTTACCTAAACCAATCGGTGCTGCGGCCATTCCTGTCAAACCGCCATAAATTACTCTTGCAGCGGTCTCTGGCAGTGCGCCTACTCTTTCAAAAAAAGATGGTTCTTGGGCAAGTGCTGGTTGCGGTATTGCGCCGGGAATGTCTGCTGGCGTTGCAGCGCGCGGTGTAAATTTAGGTTGCGTTATCCCAAATTTTAAACGGATAGCTTCTTGCGTAGCGGCGTTGGCGTTACCGTAGTTAGGGTCAAGCGGCGCGTACTTCTCAAAAATTGCCCGTTGCGTTTCTGGGTTAGCGTTGACGTAGTTTGGGTCTTTGATGATTTCAGTAAGCGACGTAGCCATAGCGATCCCCTTACTTTAGCAACGGGTTACTAAGGTCTACACCTCCGCTGTTGCGAGCAGCAGGGTTGGCGGCAGAAGGTCTGGTAGCAGGTGTCGCAGCAGGAGCAACAGAAGTACTTTGCTGCCTGTGGTACAGACTAGGCTTGTAACCTTGCTCTTGGCTGTAAAAATCTAAAATACCACTTTGCTCAATTTCAATTTGAGTTTTAAGTTGTCTTAATTTTTTAATTACTGTTGGGGCATCGTCAGTCGCTTGTGGAATAAAAGGCATCAAACGCGGGGCTTCTGACGCAGCAACGGCAGCACCACTTCTATCATGAACTTTTGCCGATCCAACATCAGTAACCAAGGCTCTTGCCTCAACTCCTGCAGGATCTGCTCTGTTCAAAATTGTTTGAGGAAAATTGCCTCTTAAACCAACTGCACTTGGGTTTTTTGTGACTGCATCTATTGCTCTATCAATTTGAGAAATACTTGCTACGTTTCCTGTTAAACCTTTGTTAATGGTTTCAGGAATATTTCTTAATTTTTCTTCAGCCCCCAACGGTTTGTAACGACCTGGGTTGGCTCGAATTTCTGAACGATCAACAAGTTCTTGAGAACCAGTTTTTGTATCAAATACTCTTTCAAGCGGTGCAGCCGCGCCACCGCCAGACGTAGAAATGGGGCGACCTGCTTCACTTAACTTACGTTTAAAATCAAACAGCGAACCAACAAAACCTTGAGCTTTTGCATACTCGTATTGACGAATAATTGGGTCTTTTGGTTCTTGTGAAACAACGGTTTGCGCTTGTTTAAGCAGGTTAAGGCCCTCCGGCGTCACAGGCAAACCCAAGGCTTTTAACATCTTAATTTCATTTGGTTCTTGAGAAGTGCCGGTTTGCGCTTGTTTAACTTGGGCAATACTTTCTAAAGTTACAGGCAAACCTAAAGCGTTTAACAACCTAACTTCAGGTGGTTCTTGAGGAGTGCCAGATTGTGCTTGTTTAAGTTGGGCAATACCTTCTAAAGTTACAGGTAAACCCAAAGATTGTAACAGTCTAACTTCAGGTGGCTCTTGCGCAGGTGCCGCAGGTCCTCTGAAAATTTCAGCGCCGGTAATTGGATTGACTAAAGTGGCTCCGGCCGCTACAGAAACTGGCCTATTTTGTTGAGCAAGTTCATTTGGGGTGGGTTGCATAGAAGCAACTGAACCGGGGACAACAGCAGCAGCGCCGCCTAAGCCAGGCACAGAAATAAGTCTGGTTTCGTTTCCAGTGCCTTGGGTATAGACTTGTGGTTTGTTCTGTTTAATAAATTCTTCCGTGCCGAGTTTAGATTGCATCAGCAACTGAGCAAACGCTTGTGGCCCTTGCCTAAGTGCTTGTTCAATACGGCCGCGCGCTTGATCTGCCGTAATTCCTCTCGAAGCCAGCAACGGACCCAACACAGGGTCTTTATGGTTGGATTCATGCCAAGCAAGATATTGTCGCGGGGCATCAGGATCGTTAGGGTCAATGGTGTCCAAAAACGAACGTTGTTGTTTAAGTTTGGAATCCACCAATTCAGTTTCTGTTTTGCTTTGATTTAATTTTTGCGTTTTTAGTTCGCTAATAGATTTCTCAAGCGCGGGTAGTTTAGCGCCAAACCCGCTTGTAGATAAAGATTTGCGAAGTTTATTTAAATCAATGTCGCCAGTTTCTGTGTTGTACGCGTCTCTATACGCGTCGCTTAAAGCATTAGTAGCTTCATCTTCACGCCGCGCCGCAGACAACTGGTACTGCGCCAACGCATTCTGATTTTGGGCGTTCTGAATCGCGGAAAATTTGCTGTAAGCCGTTAACGGATCTTCAAGTTGAAACGGTTTGACGCCAAGCGCAAGGGAATAGTCTGCCATGATTTATATCCTTAAGGTCCATATCCCCAGTCGTAACCAAGAGACGGTTGAGAGTAGTAAGGAATTCCTGAGGTAATTGGAGCGCCTCCGTACCCTACCGAATTATTCATAGGGAGCCGATTAAGGTACTGTTGGTTTTGAGAATAATTTAAACCAGTCCCGAGCGCGGCGTTTAGAGCGTTTGCCCCACCAACGTACCCAGACGCCCTAGCTTGACCAATATTGCCATAACCAGCGGCGGCGGCGTTTCCAAAATTTCCGACCGCCGCTGTGTTTGCAGAGGTTGCCGACATTCCTGGGCCGCTTGCGTAGCCCATAAGCGGGTTCAACTGATTAGCTCGATTAGTTTGGTAACGGTCGTACGCTCTTTGATACTCTTGCGAACCCATCTCTTGACCGTATTTTTGCGATCCTTTAAGCGTAGCGCCAGACAACAATCCACCTCTTGCCGCAGCACTGCGGTCAAGTGCTTTCACGCCTTCAGATAGTCGAAAAGCGTAGCCGGGGTCGGCTTCAAAATCCGACATCCTAAAATCACGGGCGTACTTGCCAAAATCAGGAGAGTTTGGGTCTGTTACAAACTCAGAAGTTGCGCCTTCAGCGGTTGCTGCTGGGGATTGAATACCTAACAACGTCATCAAACGATTTTGAGATGCAAGTCCAGCTTGTCTAAATGGTTCGTTGAGTTCTATTTGACGATTTAACGCAGCTTCTTGAGCTTGAATACCTCGTTCAGCCGCGTTGGCTTGGGTTTTGGCCGCTTTATTTGTGGCATACGCGCCGACAAGGGCACTCCCGCCAATAATTGCCGCTGTGATAAAACTCATGGTGACACCTCAATTTCTATATGTTTGATCTTATTGCCAATCGTAAACATTGACTTGGGATCGTCCTCAACAAGTTCTGACTCTGCGTCTTCTACAGTGTTTGAATCAACTCTGTGAAACGTCATGCACAGCGCATCTGTTTCAGCAAATACTGCTCGTTTTGTCCCAGGTTTGCTACACAACAACATCGGTCCAGTGATGGTCTGCAACCCATCATCAGTAGTCACTTTAACAGTGCCTGACACAACCATATAAAAATGCTCTTTCTTGTGAACTTTGCCTACAATCAAACAACCGGCTGGACGCCACACTTGACGGCAATACATACCGCCGTGGAACACGTGCTCCGTTGGTGCCTCGTACTGCGGCAGCTTAGACATCTCGGATTGCAACAGTTCAATCTGCTCCCGCGAAGGAGCTATGTTAGCTAAATCGTTCAAGAAATCTGCCTTCCACTTGCTCTGATGTTAATAGAATTTGCGGTTCCGGCCAACGTGGAAATGAAATCGCCCACTTTTAAGACGTGGCCCACAATCTCTGGAAAGGTGTAGGTTTCGTTTGGTTGCAAGCGCCTAGAACTTACCACCAAATTTGAGCTTGACGCAGAACCACTGTTCTGCACCAAGTTGACGTTTATAGTCGCAACAGCGCCGCCATAATTTGTGGCCGTAAACTTGTCCACAATTGTGACCAAGTTCGTAGACGTATACTGCGTTTGCTGCGACGCAGGTATCGTCTTTGACTCAATTAAGGCTGTTGCTGTTACGGTCATTTATTATGCTTCAGAAGATTGAGGCCAAACTATCGACCACGGAAAACCTATAGCGTTTGTGTGTCTTGCGTTGTTGGTTGTTCGTTTAATGGCGCGGGTTTTGGCTCGTTAGTAACACACTCGATTCCGTTCCATATAAACCCAATCTGGCCTTGCCCCAGTTGCTGCGCCAAAACCCAATCACGTATTGCTTTATCCCAAAACCAAATAAGAGCTAATGTATAGTCTTGCACCAATAACAGATAACCTGCGGGAGGCGGCCACGTATCGGGGTTACCATCCCAAATGCAGACGTTATCAACAACATTTGTTGATTGGTTAATCATTAAATAGTTTTGTGTCGTCATGTTATTTACCACTCAAAAATAACCGCACCGCCAGCCCCTGCTGCACCTACTGCGCCAAAACCAGAGTTAGCACAACCACCGCTTGCACCACCGCCATAATTTCCTCCGGCAACCCCAGGGGCGGACACAGACACACCAGATAAACCAGTGCCGCGTCCGCCACCACCGATACTTGATGACCCTCCTACGCCGCCTGTTGTTCCCGTTCCAGATGAGCCACCACTACCGGCAAGGTTTATAGTTCCGCTTGAACCCAAACCGCCCGCACCTCCGGGTGAGGAGGAAATATCTAGCGCACTGGCTGAGCCAGAACCCCCCGCCCCGGTAATAGTTGTTATTGTTTGCGTTCCAGATGCAACCGTTGAACTGCCACCAGTCCCGCCGGCTGTTGGTGTAACTGCTCCAGCAGTGCCGCCAGAGCCAATAGTAACTGTCAACGTATTGCCAGGGGTTAATCCTGTTAAATAAGAAATCGCTGTACCACCACCACCCCCGCCTCCTGTGCAAGCATTAGCAGACGCACCGTTTGTTCCGCCGCTACCTCCCCCACCGCCTACCACCGTGATTTTTAGCGACGTTATTCCGGCTGGAATAGTGAATGTTCCCCCAGCAGTAAATACCTGACCATTAATGCTGCCGCTTCCGCCGCTAGAATATTGAGGAATGTTAAGGGTGTTTGAAATGAACGTCGCCGCGCCAGAAGTCCCAGTTGTGGTTAGAGTGATAGGCGATTGATAATCTGTATTTGCAGTGGCCGCACTAATTGCGGTTCCATTGCCTTTAAGCAATCCCGTCACGGTGGTTGACAGAGTAATTGCCGGTGTTGTTGTGGGGTTTGCTACCGTGCCAGCAAATCCGTTGGCAGAAACAACAGAAAGAGAAGTTACTGTGCCGGCTGAAGCTGGGACAGAAATTTCGTCAACAACCCAAATTTGCACATCGTTTGCGTCGGTCAACTTGAACTTATATGACGTGCCAGGAACTAGCCAAACATTTGCCTCACCCCTAGAATCTAAGATGATCGGGTTGGCGTTTGATGTGGTTCCGGTTGAGTCTGTATAAGTTGCCAACAAAGTAGTCGTGCCAGCGGCGTATGTGTACAGTTTCCCTCCCGCCAACGGATTGCCATTAGCATCAAAAAATTGCTGTTTGGCGTTTGGAGTTAACTTTGTGGTTGGCACAATTACCTCGGAATGAATGTCATGTTTGGAGCGGAAACATACGTTACTCGTAGCTGATCAAACGGAGACAACGTAAACATACCGTAATAGCTGCCGGTGTCGTAATAAGTAACACCGTCGCGAGAAAATTCTAGTTTTGAAATGCCGCCGCCAGAAATCATTACATCGCCGCTGTACGTTTGGTTGTTAACGTACACAAAAGGAGACGCCGTTACAGTAATCGCAGACGGTAAAATATTGTAGTTATACAGCCCAGATACGTCAACGGAAGACATCCCACCCGAAGGTGGACCAACTTGCAGGTCGGTCAACGTCGTTGAGTTAGCCCCAGAACCCGTGAGAGTAAACAGAGACAAAAAAAATCGGTACCAAGCCCGATCAATATATCCGGTTCTAGGATCTGTAAGCGGAACCCTTGGCGGGGTAATTTGGGTGGTATCAGGCATTGGTTCCGCTCATAATCAGTTCCGCGCCCATGATAACCGTTTTGACAGGATCTGTTCCAGAGACTTCGTAAACCCGGTCACGCAACTTTAACGTCATGCCAAGACGCCGCCAGAATACCCGCTGCTGATAGACGCCAATCTTGCCAACTGGCGACCAGTGCTCGTTTGACCAAGTGTGGCCGCCATCATCAGACCAGCGCAGCATTACTTGGGGATCTGACCCTTGACCAGTGTTTAACCCGACGCCGGTTTCGCAATCAAGTTGTAGGCTATGGTGCGCGGTACGCTTTAGGTTGTTCTGACCAGTGGGCAGCGCCCGCCAAGACCGCAACCATTTCTGGATACTGCCGTTGTCGGCGTACACATCTAGGTCAAAAGCGTAAATGTTGCCGTTGTCATAATCGCCAACAACAATCTGATTGTTAAACGCCATCTGACAGTTACTGCGGTGGCGGGTAAAATCACCGTTTACCCAACCCGCCCGCTCGTGCCACGATTCTGTTGCCGCGTCGTACACCCAAGTGGCGTTGCCCGTTGGGAACGTCAGCACATAGAAAGAATGGCCGTCTTGCTGGTATGTGTAGGCGATCGCGTCAGAGATGTCGCTGTACTGCTGGATCTGCCATTCAATCGCGTGGGTTGAGATCCGCTGGCCGGTGTAACCGTTGGCACGGTAAACCATGCCCTGCCCGCGACGGTCTCGCCCAAGCCAAAACATCCCGTTGTCCATCTTTGCAACAGAATATGGCGCGGCGCAACCGAGCTCGTTAAACGCGCCTTGAATGCGTTCCAACGGAAAGTCAGGGTTTGCAGCGTCGTACCAAACTTCAATCGAATTGGTGCCAAACGCCCATACCTCGCGGAAGTTCGCGGCCACCGCAATCAAACCATCGGGCGACCCTTCAGTGCTGGCAAACTCAAGCGGGTCAATAGACGTACCGTCTAGCAGCTCAGTCACCCACAACTTCTGGCTGTTCGGCTCGTTGAACACAAAGTAACCGTCCAAAAAGCAAACGGTTACAGCGCCGGGAAAGTCTGGATCGGTGATTTGACCAAAAACATTGGTGGTGTTGTTGTAGATGTAGCTAGGGCCGTTAGCCGCTATAAACAACTGCGTACCGTTGTCGGCCAAACTAACTGGCCCAGTACCGGCCACCGTACCTAAAAGCGTGGGCGCATACGAAGTAGTGATCTTGTACAACTGGGTGCCGCTAACGACAAACGCGGTGCTGTCATCAGACGAGTACGCCCACAAACCCCTGATTGGTCCAGTGCCAATTGTTGCCAGCAGGTTTAGGCCAGGCGCTCTGTTTAGGAATGCAGGTTCCTTACCTGCTTCCGGCACAATTTCTGCAAAAAGATTTACCATTCTGTTGTCGGCGGCGTTGACCGACCGAGCAACGTAGGCGCTGCCCAGAATGGGAGTCTTCATTACAGGTTTCCAGCAAAAATATTGTATCGCTGGCGTGTCGCAACAATTGCGTAAGGCATTGACATCACATCGTCAGGATTGTTGATGCGCTTCAGATTGCGTTTGCTGGTCATTGCAATACGCTGCACCTGCGGCGAGGGTTCAACGCCAAACTCAGGCGCGATCTCCATCGCCAAGTTGTAGGTGAACGCCCGCAAATAACCCGGTGGAAAGGCCAGCGTAGTCGCCAGCGTTGCCGGTTGGGTCAACTCTTGAACGCTGATAAAGTGAAACTCTAGCAAGCGCGTGGGCTTGGGGTAAATAAAGATGTCAACATCTGGGTAGGTCATGTTTACGAACATGACCTGCGGATAGGTAGACGTTACAGTCTTGACCGCAATCCCGTTGTATTGCTGCTGATTAATCAGCTTGATCCCGTAAGACACATTGGTCTGCGGGTCACGAAAATACGTTGCGTCATCAACCAAAATGGGACGAACCGCAGTACCGTTTAGACGCACCAAAGACCCTGACGGGCCGAGCGTAGCGTTAATTGCATTGACAGGCCAATTAACGATCTGGTCTATGGTTGAGAACACCGACAGCCGCTCAGTGTTCCAACTGTCAATCATCTGATTCATTGCCATCAATGAATCTTGCGACACAGAAGCTGAGGTGGTTTCACCTTCTGCCAGAACCCCCAACAAACGCAGGGCGCGGTTGATCTGATCGCCAGCCGAATATGTTGCCATCGTAAACCTCAGAAGGAGGGGCCGAAGCCCCGCCTGTTAGCTTGTGCAGTGAATGATTGCGTAGTTGATGATAACAGCCTCAGACAAACTGCCACCCGTGTTATTAAACAGGCCAATTTGGGCGCTGCCGGTTGTCTGGCTGGCAACGTAAGGCCAGTAAGCACCAACAGTACCACCACCCGAAACGCTAACAATCAAAACATCGTTAGGTCCAAGCGTAGTATTGTTAAGCGTAAACAAAACATGAGTCTGTGTAGCCAAAGCCGCATTGTTCATCGTAATGCGACCAGCAGACTTGTTCAGCGTAACAGCAGTAGACTTGTTTGTTGCTTGCGTCACCGCACCTTGAGCACCTGCGCTATAACCAATTTCTTGGCTTGCGTAACAGGTCGTAAACTCAGGATCGGAATATGCGACCCCAATTGCTTGCGTATTAGGCATAATAATTCCTTTAAAAAAGGGGAGAGCTTGTGGCCCTCCCCCTTAGATTTAGGCTTTTAGCCCAAACGGTAAACAACGTAAGTACCGTCGCCGGTCTTACGGAAACGGAACAACTGGCTGGTTGTAACAGCGATAGCAACCAAAGCGTTGCCGCCATCAGTTACACCAGTGTTAACAGCCAACGTCACAGCGCCAGACGAAGTGCCGATGTTTACGATTGACAAGTCAAACGTGCTACCGACTGTGGCGTTAGGAACAGCTTCATCAATTGCCGTACCCAAAGGCAGCGTGTACGTTGCAGCAGACGTTGATGGGTTAGCCACCAACATCTGGTTAACGATCTGCGCTGCGGTCAAGGTTGCAGTAGCAGTAGCCGTCTGAGGGACAGCCATAGCACTGAGGATTGTTTCTTGACGGTTACCTGCACCAACTTGGTAACCGCCTGCGCCATTAGGGAGAGCCATAATATTTCCTTAAATTAAAAGGTTCAACCCCAGATGCGGCAAGCCATCTGTGGACGAATCGTGCTAAAGCCATACAGAACGTCAATACGGCAAGGCAGACGGTCGTTGTTAATATCGTACTGGCGCACGACACGCAACGAAATACCGTTATGCACTGCGCGAGCAGCCATATCAACACCCTGCGGAAGCAACAAGTCAGCCGTAGCAAACGTAATTGCGTCCTTGTGGTACACGAGGTTCTGTGGGTACTGGGTGGATGCAGTTCCAACCATTGTCACAACAGCCGAAGCTTGTGGGAAACTATCAACCGTTGCCAGAGCATTGTCCGCCGTGTAGATCGCAGGCGAAATGCTCAGAGTAGCGGTAGACGAACCCGTTGCCGCAGCGGTCACAACGAACTGCTGAAGCGAACCAGTCGACTCGCGGGTCTGTGGGTTGACAGCGTAAACGCCGGCAACCGTAAACACATCGCCAACGGTCCAAGTTCTGCTGGAGCCGGTGAACGAAATGCCGAGGGTTGATTGACCTTGAGTCGAAACGGTGCTGGTGACAGTGATCGAGGTGCCCCAGTTGCCGGTGGTGTGCTGCTTGATCGACTGAGACATATTGATCTCGTCAAAACCAAGAACACCAGTCCCCATCATGCCGTTCTT